CACCGGCTGCGTTCTTTATCTCATTTGTGTTTAGCGTATTAGCTAGCATTTTTGTTTGATAACTGGGAGACGAAAAATACCCAACGTTAGTGTCGGATACCTATCGTCCCCGATGACGGGTGTAATGCCCTCGTGCAAGCACGAGTGCAGCACCCAAGCTAAACTCGGTTGAGTTTAGCCCGCTCGATGTAATCGAGCTTGCTTCGGGTAGACCCACGACTCGCTTATAAGACGACTCATGGACTGCCGGAAGTGACACCGTAGGATTGACTATCGTTCCGCCATCAACAGACGCATTAGTTAACGACTTACGTCGTACTAGAATGCGTCGATGGCGTTTGATCGACCATAGGTATCTATGTATGTTTATCACCGGATCCATGTTTCCTATTCGTTGCTGACCAAGCCACCGGCTTACGCCGATGACCCAATCGACAACAAATGACCAGGGGATTGCATTCCAGATGATCGAAGGGTTAAGGTTAACCCCAAGCGCATCAAGGAGTGCAAGCACTCGAGCATGCTCGAGCTGGTATTGAGTATAATTATAATTATACTCAATTTCTGCATGGAATATAGCAGGATCCGAGGTGAAGTCGCGCTCCCATTGTACCAATAAACCCAACTCATGCGATATACTTGGCCCTGTTAAGGGCTGAGTAGTCACATAGATGGGTTGAACGCCTTGGTAGGCGGAGGTATCATGGGAATCGCGGTCCTCAGTCAACACAGTGACGAAATGTTTGTGTTGAGTTCTGCCCGATTCGTTAATGAAAGCGTTTAGACGCTTTTCAGTACGACGCAAAGCGGTTTTAACGCCGCTTATGTCAGATAGCAGTGGCAAGATGTTAAACTTCAATTGAAGATACGCATCTGACCCTGCACGGAAGTAATTCCGCAACGTCTTGGCAGTTTTAATGCCTAACGCTGCAAGGGAATTAATAGTACGTGGGAGAGAAGCAAAGTCCTTCAACTCTACTACAGAGTTTACAAGACTTAACTCCCCCTTAATGATAGGCAGCATACTCGCGAGAGAACGCTGCTTTAAATCATCAAGGTTAGCCGGATCGGGAACAAACCCGCCGTCTAATCTCTTAACGTAATACGAGCTTCCTCCCAAAGAAAGAGAGGAAGCATCGCCGAAGTATCCATCGTAGAACGCCAAAGGATTACGCACGGAACCGAGATAATAATACGGACCATAGGTCTGCATTAAATCGGCCGCACGCGTTTCAGTTGGCAACGATTCGGAAGCATCAACTGAGCGCTTATAATGCTCAAATGACTTCCAATCCGTTTTCGGACCAGGAGCGTTGGGTAATATCTCTTCATAGTACTGCTGGATAGCAGGTATTAGGATAAACGACTCATAGCTCCCTGCCGCACTGTAATCAGGAACTGAGAACCTTGAAGGTTCATAGTGTGAAACAGTTTGGGAAGTTCTAACGGTGGTACTAGTTGACATACACATGGATGCTGAACAACGTTCAACTTGAGGTGCGCACACATTGGGTGTG